ATGGCTGGTGGAACGAACAAATTAAGCGACACGTCGCTTCGTAAAATGCTGGGAAGAGAAAGCCCCGGAGACAGCTTCTATGCTGATGGCGATGGGCTAAGTGTGAAGGTGTCCAGATCGGGTGTGTTGACCTGGTACTTCACTTTCCGCATAGGTGGCCGGGAATCAACATCTCAGCGTATAAAGCTGGGTAATTATCCAGACCTTTCACTCAAAGCAGCTCGTGAGAAACGGGAGCAGTGTCGCGCATGGCTCGCAGAAGGAAAGAATCCAAAGCACCAGTTGAGCGTTACCACTCAGGAAACGTTAAAGCCGGTGACGGTCAGGGATGCCCTTGAATACTGGATCAGGGAATATGCCACTCATAACCGCGCTAATGTTGAAAAGCACATTGAGCAGCTCAATAAGCATATCTTTCCTTATATAGGTACTTATCCGCTTTCTATGTGTGAAACTCGCCACTGGCTGGAATGTTTCGCCAGGGTAAGGAACGAAGCGCCTGTAGCGGCTGGCTATCTTTTGCAGATGTGTAAGCAAGCTCTAAAGTTCTGCCGGGTTCATCGGTACGCAGTTAGTAACGTCCTGGACGATCTGACCATTGACGATGTTGGACGTAAACAGAATAAGCGGGACAGGGAGCATACCCGGCAAGAGCTTGCTGATATATGGCGGGAGTGCTCAGACCTGAAATTCAAGCCCTACTACTCCTCGCTGCTGCGTCTGCTGGTGGTGTTTGGGTGCCGAACTCAGGAGTTGAGATTATCTCGCGTAACCGAATGGGATCTTAATGATTGGGTTTGGACGGTTCCAAAAGAGCACAGCAAAGGTGGTGAGAAAATACTACGGCCTATACCCGTAAATATCCGCCCATTTATCAAACAGCTTTTAGAGCAGCACCAAAGCACAGGGCTTTTGCTGGGAGAGATAAAGAAACCGGAAGCCGTCAGCCAGTGGGGAAGGGGCATCTATAAACGCTTGGGTCATGCTGAACCGTGGACGCTTCACGATCTACGCCGTACGTTTTCCACGACTCTGAACAACATGGGAATTGCTCCGCATGTGGTTGAGCAACTACTAGGTCATACGCTTGGCGGTGTGATGGCCGTATATAACCGCAGTCAGTATTTACCTGAAAAGCTGGACGCATTGAATAAATGGATGGAGAGATTATATGTTATCTCTTCGGATATCGGGAATGTTAAATTTATTGAGGCTAATAAATGACTTTACCAAAAAGATTATATTACACGTTAGATAAGGCAGCATCTGAGTTGGGGTGCGATATTTCCGATATAATCCATTTCGTTGCAAATGGTTACGCCAATCTTTGCATAAAATATTTCGAAACAAATCATCAACCACCTAATGAGGAACTTCCACATTGGGAATCTAACTTGTTGATTAATTATAAAAGGGTTTCTGAGCTTGTTAACGAACATTATTCTATGGATGGTAAATTTACTATCTCTGAAGATGGGGCGTATTTGGCTGAGGATGATATCAATTTTGAGTATGTAAACTCTTATGTGAGGTTGTTTGGAAAGATTCATTTTTGGATGGAAAAAGAATCTTTAAGTGTTTGTGATGCGTATTCAGGCCTATTTGATTTGAAAGGGTTGTTACAAATACCTAATCATATGATTTATAATAATGAATACAACCTTCTTAAGGGCGGAGAGATGCTTGTTGAAGTGTTCGAGTTACCTATTGATAACACACACTCTATTCCCGAGGGGCGTTTTTTTGACTATGTCAGTGAGTTTTCGAATGATGATTGGTTAATAGATAAAGATGATAAGTTGTTAATGGATAATCTGATTTCAAATAATTTAAAAAAATTAGACGGACCAGAGACTATTTTTCTTGATGATTTGCTTATAACAGCTGACGAACTTGAGAAGCTTAAATGCTTTGATAACCTGTCACAGGCTGAAAATAAAAATATTGCTGTTTCCTTAGATTCAAATTTAATGGAAAGTCCAAAGGCGTTAGCAAAGTATTCAGAGCTTTTGCATGCAATGATTTCCTTATGTTCTGACTTTAAAGATGTAGATGTTAGAAAGGTTCCTGTTAGTCGTTTGATGGAGATGCTTCAACAAGTTTCAGCAAAAAAAGGCGTTGATCTCCCCGAACTACATCCCCAGACATTAGCTAAATACTTAGGTCGAAACCGAATGAGAAAGTGAAATCACTGCTACCTTAAGTGATTTCACCTTTGTTCCACATATTACTAATGACAATGCCCTCGAACTTAAATGAACGAGGGCATTTTTTTATGAACAATTTTAAACAGTCCCAGCAGTCTACAGAACGAGTTATCCGTGAGGCAGAATGCCGCCAGTTAACAGGAATATGCCGCACCACGCGATACATGATGGAAAAAGAGGGGAGCTTTCCCGCCCGCCGCAAGCTGGGAGGTCGCGCTGTTGGTTGGCTTCTGTCTGAGGTCACAGCATGGCAGCAGAGCCGCAGCAAAGCAGCGTGAGGGGTAGGAAATGCCACATAAAACAAAAGCGGCCATAACTGGCCGCCATTGCTACTACAGTGAAGGTTCGTCCGCCGTGCAGGGCATCCTTACCTTCGTATGCTCATCATGCATTAGGAAACACCATCGTAAACTCTTTGCGGCTGGTGGTCAAAGCCTGAGCGCTCCTGTGATTAAAGGAACTGCGGCATTGGCGCACACCCCATTTCCCCAAATCTGGGGAGAACAGGATCAGCCTGCCGGGTGTACTGCAATGCAGCATACCCCGGAGGAATCACGTAGCTTCGACCGTTACCCAGATAATGGGTATCACTCCTTGTTGGCTTCCTTGGCCTTTTTACGCTGGCGGCGTTTGATCTCGCCCTGCATTGCAGAGTTAATAAACTGCCCTGTGCTCTCGCCGGGATTCTTTACCGACTCCATTCCCTCAATGATTTCGTGTGCGATTCGAGCTGTCACGGATTGTGATTTTGCATTCTTTGAACCGGTTGCCATGTCTACATTCTCCAAAACTGAGTGTAAGACACTATACACGAAAAAATATTATTTGGAAGTATTGACGTGTAAGACACCTGTGGCCTATTGTGTGTCTTACACCTTGTTTGAGTTAAGGTGCGTAAATAGCAACGCCCCGGACTGTTGGAGCAGTACCGAGGCGTCTAACCACAACGTTAGATGGAGTAACATTATGGCTTGTATACAGCATACCCAAACTCGCCCGGAATTTACATGGAGATTTCTCTCCACTTCTGAGCGCTACCCTAACGCCAAACCATTGGTGATCTACGTCAACGCATCCAGCGAACAGGAGGCCCGCGACACTATGCCGGGTGTAAACCTCATTTTTGCTGCACGTCTGCCATTCCATGCCTTTCAGGCTATGGAGGTACATCATGCGTGAATTAACCAATAAAAGTGCGTCAATAGCCTGTGAACTGGCTGCATTGTTGATGGTTGTCGAAGAGTGCGACGTTGATCAGGTTGAGCGTGAAAACCTTATCAGCCTGGCTAGACGAGTATCGGATCAGTTAGCGGCAAGCATGGTCGAGCAGAATTCAACGGGGGCGCTTAATGGATAACTTTTACACCTACCGCAGCAAAAAAGATTTGCTGTTACTGGCGCAAGAGGTTGCCGCGCTTCTGTCATGTGCTGCTTACCTTGCGACTATCAGGGGCGAGGAAGAGCGTATCCATGTAATGAGTTTAACTGGCCTGGCTCAACGACTTTCTGACGAACTGGCAAACTCACTGGATATTTCTACTTTTTCAGACCATGAATCGCAGGAGGCAAAATCATGATCAGCAATGTGAAGTTTAACGAGCTGGCTAACCGCGTTGATCTGCTGGTTGAAAAGATTTTGCATCTTGAGGCACAGGTTAAGTCACTCACCGATAGTCAGGGAGGAGAAATCCCTCCGGGTATGACGCCAGTAGCAACACTGGCCGCTGAATACGGTATCTCAACCAAAAAGGCTGAGGAGCTGGCGAAAAACACAGGGGTGATGCTGGTTAAGCTGAAATCTGGCGGGTTCGTTGCGCCTGATGAAAAGTTCAGGGAAGCGGCGCGGCTGGTGTTGCGCAGTGCTAAGCGAAAATATGGCTCTGCGTACTGGTTCCATCCTCTGATCGGTAAATTCCAGATGAGCGGGGGCATTCCAAAATGACGGCACAACTGACAGCTGTAGAAACTGTATCTGATGCCCTGTTCACCTGTTCTTATCTGTGGGCGCATGGCAAGCAGTACAGCCGCAGCGATTTGGATAAAGCCCTCCACCAGCATAAAGATCCAACAACCCGTTACGGGAAGCTGGTGGCTCGCCTCAACCAAATAGCAGCAATGCCGTATGAGGAGCTTTGTGATGCCGGGTATCTTGATACTGACCGCAAACAAATGATTACTGCGCGGCGTTCTGTGCTGGTGGAAGAGATAGGCGAAGGGGAAATGAATGCCATGCTGTCTGACGTGCAGCGCATTCACCGCGTCTTCCCTGATGCAGGTGCCAAGTTCAGGACAAAGCTGCCTCTCTCTCGCGGTTCTGAGGGCTTTGATATCCGTCAGGACTATATCCTTAAACACTTTCTGCCAGCGCAATCACTGTGCAGCATTTACGGCCCCAGCGGTTCGTATAAGAGTTTTCTCGCCGTGTCGTGGGCCTGTCACATCGCTGCAGGTCTGCCATGGGCTGGGAAGAAGGTCACTCCCGGCGCGGTGCTGTATGTGGTTGGCGAGGGTGGTGTAGGTGTTCCCCGGCGTATACGGGCATGGGAACAGGTGCATGGCATACAGGCAGACAACCTCTGGCTGATCAATCGTCCGGTGTTCCCTGTGCGCGAGTCAGAGGTAACGGAAGTGCTTCTCGCTGCGAGACAGATAGAAGCCGAATGTGGTGTATCGGTTCGCATGGTGGTGATCGATACGCTGGCCCGTTGTTTTGGCGGTAACGACGAGAACGATGCTCGTGATATGGGGGCGTTTATTGAGGGCTGTGACGTTATCAAACAGAAAACGGGGGCAACGGTGCTGGTAGTCCACCACTCCGGCAAGGATGAGGGGAAGGGGGCTCGTGGTTCCAGTGCTTTCCGCGCCGCGCTTGATACCGAGTTTAACGTTAAGCGTGAAGGGGATGGAAAGGCGCTTATTCTGACCTGCACAAAGATGAAAGATGCTGAGGAGCCAGAGCGTAAGGCGTATGACCTGAGAACGGCAGAGCTTTATACCGATGAAGATGGTGAGCTGGTTTGCTCTCTGGTGGTGCACGATCAGCCGAGAGAGGCTAAAGAGGTTGAGCCTGAACTGGCCCATGTCTCCCGTCTTAGCGATAACCACCATGCACTATGGCAGGCAGTACGCAGCCGAACAGCTAAGGGGGAGCCATGCACTATCTCCGTTATTAAAGACGATCTGCGTGCAACACTGGGGGCAGATAAAGTGAGGAAGTCATTCCCGCGCTGGCTGGACAAGCTGGAGAGTGAGCGAATTATTCGCATCGAGGGTGAGAACCTTTATCCGGTAACTAGCGAGTAAATGCGGCGGCAAATGCGGCATGTGCGGCATTTAGTATGTTTTATGCCCAAATGCCGCACTTAGTCCCTGTATACACGCGCTAAGTGCGGCATTTCACTGAAACCCCCGTCATTACTGGGTTTGCATAATTTTTTGAGAAAACTGGTGCGGCGCTAAGTGCGGCATTGCCAAACGCGGCATCAAATGCGGCAAGTTAGACAAACAAGGAGAATTTATGCCTATTACGATTCGTGAAATAAAGGAACATTACGATTATTATGGGCTTCATGATATGAGCTCTATGTCAACGGCAGAGTACCAACAGATACTAGCTAATGGTGCCCTGTTCTGGATAGACCATCATGGTTTTTTGAGGAGTACGTTTTCTGATGAGATCTTAGCGACTAATCGTGTACAGTTTGATGTTCTTCTCAGCCATCTGCAAGAGTTGAGGGGCAAGGTTGACTCCTAAAAGTTGCTAAAATTTGTACGACATATGCCGATACTTTTGATGAAAATGGTGAAGAACATACGAAAAAATATTAAGCATATATTTCCTATATAAGGTAGTATCACACTCCTCAGATGCTTATCATCTGTTGATGGAAATTATGTTGTTGATCTTACTGAAGAAAACTGACAGATGACTACAGCTTTTGGGAAAACATGTAGCTTTTGGGCGGTTGACTCTCGTTGGTCATACAAGCTGGATAACACACCAGATGACACTCATCCCACGCAAAAATTTGTTGTTGCAGACTCTGAGATAACAATTTTTGCTGGTGATGAAAACCCGATTCTGGTAGAACAGGCAGTGATCCTTGAGCTCATTACCCATGAGCAATACTTTCAGCTGATAGCCAATCTGACCGGTGAATCGCTAGAATCCATTACTGTTTCTGAGGCTGATGGTTCGATCATAGATTTCAGTGGCAGCCATTTTTATGGTGAAGAGAAGCAACAGCCGCAAAAGCAAACGCATTTACATTACATTGGGAGTGGAGGATCACATGCTTGTGATTATTTCTACTACTCTTGTAAGAAGAAAAAATTTTTGAGCTCTCAAGGTTGTAACGTACTTGGCGCGATGAGTTACGCTTCGTACAAAGATAGAGCTACTGGTGGTGCAACCAAAGTTAAGATTTGGACTCCATCGAATAACTACGGGAACGTCGAGCGGTACGATCAAATCGCTACCGGCGACATACCCGCATATCATTCATACGTTTCTGAAAAGGTACATAGCATGCTTACTCAGCTCAATCATCAGAATGATTTGCAGTTGAGCGCTGACAGCTCCATTCCAAGTGCTCGCTGCTCTTCAAGCACGCAAGAAAACGGGAATCTTCGTAAAGTTTCTTTCGCATCTGCTGTTCGTCGACAGCAAAACCGCGATGAGCGTAAGCGAGCGCGTGCTGAAGAACGTTGATTTAAAAACCCAGCTTGGCTGGGTTTTTTTATGTCTGCACTACCCCCATGCTTTATTCTTTTGTAAATAATATGTTCGCCATTGTTCGTTGCTGTTTATGATGAAAATCATGCATTTACTAAGAAATCCTTATGTATATCTTTAAGAGTGGCACTCAGACGTGAGCCGCCACTGGCCGTCAGGTTTTTTGCCCTTCAGACAGGCTCCTTTACTGACGGCCTCCCCTCCAAGCGCTGGTTTCACGTCTCAACGTTAATTGTTACGGAAACCACTCCATGAAGAAATTACTCGAATTACGCCAGCAGAAAGCAGCACTCAAAACCCAGATGCGCTCCATGCTTGACAAAGCCGACACCGAAAAGCGCAGCCTGAACGAAGAAGAGGGCAAAAAGTTCGATGAACTCCGCGCCCAGGCTGATTCCCTCGAAGTTGAAATCACCCGTCTTGAAGCCGTCGCCGACGATCAGCGCAATCTGCCTGGTACTTCCGTTGAAGGCGAGCCAGTAAGCAACGACGAGCTGCGCCACTACATCATGACCGGTGATACCCGCTCTCTCTCCACGCTGGTGCAGGCTGACGGCGGCTATACCGTTATCCCTGAGCTGGACAAAGAGATTATGCGCCAGTTGCAGGATGATAGCGTGATGCGCTCCATCGCAACGGTGAAGACCACCAAAACCAACGAATACCAGAAGCTGGTATCTGTGGGCGGCACTACCGTTAATCGCGGCACCGAAGGTGAACCACGTACCGAAACCAGCACGCCGAGGGTGGAGCGTGTTGATATCAAACTCAACCCGATCTACGCCTACCCGAAAACCACCCAGGAGATTCTCGACTTCTCCGAGGTGGATATCCTGGGCTGGCTGTCTTCTGAAATCGCTGACACCTTCACCGCTACCGAAGAAAGCGACTTTGTGAACGGCGACGGTGATAAAAAATCCAAAGGGTTCCTGTCTTACCCTCGCGCGGCCACTGCTGATAAAACCCGTCAGTTCGGCACGCTGGAGAAGATGGAAGCCGCTGACGTTTCCTCTGATGGTCTGATTGACCTGCTGTATAAGCTGAAAGCCAAATACCGCAAAAATGCCGTATGGGTGATGAACTCCAATACCGCCGCCAAACTGCAAAAGCTGAAAAACGGCAACGGAGATTACATCTGGCGAGATCGTCTGGTTGCCGGTTCTCCCGATACGCTGCTGGGCCGTCCTGTTCAGTATCTGGAAACCATGCCGGATGCGGATGCGGGTAAAGCGTTCCTTGCGGTTGGCGACTTCAAACGCGGCTATTTCATCGTGGATCACACCACTGGCGTGCGTACCCGTCCTGACAACATCACCGAACCGGGTTTCTACAAGGTGCATACCGATAAATACCTGGGCGGCGGCGTGGTGGACTCCAACGCCATCAAGGTGCTTGAGCTTTCCGGCTCCGGTTCCTGATTTGACGTTTAAGGGGCTTCGGCCCCTTTTTGCCCTCTGTGGAGTCCAGTAATGAAAACAATCGATTTTGAAATCCGTACCTCCGAAGTGAGCGCCAGCAACAAAAAGCTGGTGGGCTATGCCGTGCGCTGGAACAGTCTCTCAGAAATTATCTGGGACGAGTTCCGTGAGCAGTTTGCGCCGGGCGCATTTAAAGACAGCCTGGCATCCGGTAGCGATGTGCGTGCGCTGTACGAGCATAACTATACCCAGCTGCTGGGCCGCACTAAATCCGGCACGCTGGTGCTGTCCGAAGACGATACCGGGCTGCGCTTCGAACTGACCCCGCCGAATACCCAGCTTGGCAACGATGTGCTGGAGCTGGTGGAGCGCGGGGATATCTCCGGCATGAGCTTTGGTTTCCGGGCGCTGAAAGAGGCGTGGGATATTGCTCAGTCTCCATACCTGCGCACTGTTACCGCTGCCGAACTGCGGGAGATTACCGTTACCTCTATGCCTGCTTATCCTGAGTCTGGCGTGGAAATCGCGCACCGTTCGCTTTTCTCCCAACATCCTGAACTGCGCCGCGCTGGCGATAACCGTCGCCGCTGGGCTGAGTTAGCGGGGCTTTGATATGTGGAATATCTGGCCGTTTGGCCGTAAGTCTGAACCCTCTGAGCAGCGCAGTATGACCATTGATGAGTGGCTGGCGATGGCAGGGATTCCTAATACCGGATCAGGCGAGTATGTGTCTGCGGGTACTGCGGAATCTCTGCCTGCGGTCATGAACGCCGTATCAGTTATCAGTGAGGCGGTGGCAACAATGCCCTGCTATCTCTACCGCGTCCGTAATGATAATGGTCGTGAGGCGCGAGAATGGCTGAGCAATCACCCGGTGGATTTTCTCCTGAACGAGCAGCCGAACGACTGCCAGACGCCTTACCAGTTTAAACGCACGATGATGCGTCACTGCCTACTTAATGGTAACGCCTATGCGGTGATCCAGTGGGGCCGTGACGGCCAGCCGCAATCCCTGCATCCGTATGCGCCGGGGGCGGTTGTTCCTGAGCGTATCGGCCAGCATAAGTACAAATACACTGTTACTGAGCCGTTTAGCGGGGCTGTGCGCACCTATCTACAGGAAGAGATTCTGCACCTGCGCTACTCGACCGATGATGGCTTTATGGGGCGTTCTCCGATCTCCATCTGCCGTGAGGCGCTGGGGTTAGGTCTTGCACAGCAGCGCCACGGTGCCAGCATTATGAAAGATGGCATGATGGCGGCGGGTGTGGTGGTCACTAAAGAGTGGCTCGACAGCGTGAAGGGCAAACAGGCAATGGATGCTCTGGAGCGCTACAAAGGGGCCAAAAACGCCGGGAAAACGCCGATCCTTGAAGGGGGGATGGACTACAAGCAGCTTGGCATGAGCAATCAGGATGCTGAATGGCTGGCCTCACGTCGCTTCACCATTGAAGACATTGCCCGCATGTTCAACGTGTCGCCTATTTTCCTCCAGGAATACAGCAACAGCACTTACAGCAACTTTAGCGAAGCGAGCCGCGCATTTCTTACCATGACCATGCGCCCGTGGCTGGCGAACTTCGAACAACAAATCAAATCTGCGCTGCTGGTGGCCTCTCCGGTTCCGGGAACCCGCTACCAGGTGGAGTTCGACTCTGCTGACCTTCTCCGCGCCACGCCAACCGAACGTTACGCCACATATGAGCGCGGCATTAAGAACGGGATCATGAACCCGAACGAAGCCCGTGAACGTGAGGGGATGCCGCCGCGTGAAGGTGGTGACGAATTCAGCCAGGCATGGAAGCAAGAAGTGAAGATCAGCAAAGACGGCAAGGAAGGTGACGAATGAGAGCCGGAAAGATGAAACGCCGCGTTACCTTTCAGAAGTCTGAATCTCACCGCGACCCGACTGGTCAGGTTATCTATGAATGGGCTGACCTTGCCACCGTCTGGGCTGAAATTCGAGCTATCAGCGGGCGTGAGCGCATGTCTTCCGGGGCACTTTACTCCGAGGCTACAGTGCGAATCTGGACGCGCTACCGCGACGATATAACCACCGCAAACCGCATTCTGTACCGCTCGCCAAACGTCCGGGGGCAGGTTTACGGCATTGTGGCCGTCATTCCTGATGTGGATCACACCCGGCTTGAGCTGCTGTGCAAGGGAGGCATTTTCAATGAGTGAGTTAATCGGTCTGGAAGAAGCAAAGCTGCATTGCCGTATTGATGACGATTATGAAGACACGCTGATACAGGCGTACATCGAAGCTGCGCTGGAGGTCTGCCAGAAGCATATTGGCAAGCGATTTGATAACGGTCTGGAGTTCACCCCTGCTATCAAGATTGGCTGTCTGATGTACGTCTCTCAGCTGTACGAGTACCGCACGATGATTGGTGACACCGACGCCAAAGAGATACCGATGGCTGTCTCTGCGTTGTGGTCTGTCTACCGAGATGTGGGGGTGTACTGATGCCGTGGCAACCACTACGCCGGTGCACAGAGCCGGGATGCAATAAGCGGGTGAAGTCTGGCAAGTGTGACGAGCATAAGCGGGAAGCGTGGCGGGCAGAGGATGCCAGACGCGGCCACCGTCGCGCCCGTGGCTATTCAGCCTCATGGGAGAAGTACCGCGCTCAGTACCTTAAGCGCTATCCGCTGTGCGTTGAGTGTCAGAAGCATGGCCTCTACGTTCCTGCAAAGATTGTCGATCACATCATCCCTATCAACGGCGGTGATGATGTTCTGTTCTGGCCAGAGTGGAATCACCAGCCGTTATGCCAGGTGCATCATAACCAGAAGACCACACAGCAAGACCCAACCACCAAAGCGAAGCGCAAAGCAGGGTTGTACCGTGAGCAGGAAGAGCGTGCAGCCCGTCGCAATGACTGGATGTATGAGGCTGACAATGACTGAGCAGGAACAGCAGCGGCTGATTAGTGGGCTGATAAAGCAGCGCGAGGCATGGCAACCTGCCAGACAGAGAGCGCACACGAATCCCGTAGCAAAGCGCATGAGTGAACGTGATCGGGAGGTGATGGAATGCTTCCGCAACCGCTGACAGGCGGCATGGGCGGGGTGGGGGAGGTTTTAAAGACAACCCCCCTGCTGCAAGGCACCGCCTGCCCCCTCAAATTTTTATGCACGGTGAATTTTTTGAAAATAAAACGCGATGGAAACGAGAGATTTTTATGGCAAGACCACCAAAACCGCCAGCTTACCTTGATGATTTAGCCGCGCAGCAGTGGAAAGCAAAGGCGAAGCAACTGGCCGAACGCGGTGATCTAACTCCCGCCGACTGGAACAACCTTGAGCTTTTTTGTGTCAATTATTCGATGTACCGCAAAGCCGTGGAAGACCTTGCCAGCCGTGGATTCAGCATTGTGAACAGCCAGGGCGGCGAGAGCCGAAATCCGGCGCTGAGCGCAAAGGCCGACGCTGAAAAAATCATGATTAAAATGTCGTCGTTGCTGGGCTTTGATCCGGTAAGCCGCCGCCGTAACCCGGTAGAAACGGAAGAGGAGGACGAGCTTGACCGTCTGGGATGAGTACGCAAATGCGATAAAAACGGGCGAAATTCCAGCCTGTAAGCGCGTAAAACAGGCCGTGGAAAGGTACTTTTCAGACCTCAATGATCCCCGTTATGAGTTCGATACGGCGACCGTAGAGCTGTTTATTGCCTTCTCGCGGCTCTGTCCACACGTCAAAGGCCCTCTGCGGGGCCAGCCAATCGAGCTGGAGCCGTGGCAACAGTTCGCCTTTGCTAACCTGCTGGGCTTTAAGGTCAGGGAGTCAGGCCGCCGCAAGTACAGCAGCGCCTTTATTGAGGTGCCGCGCAAGAATGCCAAATCCACCGTGGCCGCCATGCTGGCTAACTGGTTTCTGGTGATGGAGAAGGGCCAGCAGGATATCTACACGGCGGCAGTGAGTCGTGATCAGGCCCGAATCGTATTCGACGATGCCCGCCAGATGTGCCTGCTGTCAAAACCGCTGAAAAAGCGCGTCAATATCCAGGCGCATAAGGTCATTTACCCGAAGAGCAACAGCCTGCTAAAGCCGCTGGCGGCGAAAGCGGCCACCATTGAGGGGACTAACCCCAGCCTGGCGATTGTCGATGAGTACCACCTTCACCCGGATAACGGCGTTTATTCCGCGCTTGAGCTGGGTATGGGCGCACGGCCTGAGGCGATTTTGTTCGCCATCACGACTGCCGGGAGTAACGTTGTCTCTGCCTGTAAACAGCATTATGACTACTGCTGCCAAATTCTGACCGGGGAAGAGAGCAACGATTCGCTGTTTGTCCTGATCTACGAACTGGACGACGAAAACGAGGTTGAGAAGCCTGAAATGTGGATTAAGGCTAACCCTAACCTGCATGTGTCCGTTGACGCGGCGAAGCTGGAGTCCACCATCCAGAAAGCGCGGGGAATACCGTCGCAGTGGGTGGAAATGCTGACCAAACGTTTCAATATCTGGTGTCAGGGCTCCACGCCGTGGATGGGCGCCGGTGCATGGGATGCCTGTGCGCTCGACTATAACGAAGACGATCTGGCCGGAATGGAGTGTTATGCCGGGTTTGACCTGTCCTCTACCAGCGACATCACCAGCGTAAGCTATGCGTTCCCGTTCGACAGGGAGATCAGACTCCTTACCCGTCATTATCTGCCGGAAGCGCAGCTGCTTAACGTCGCCAACAAAAACCGCGCCATTTACCGCCAGTGGGTAAAAGCGGGCTGGATACGCACCACACCCGGCGACTGTATCGACTATGACCGCATCCGTGACGATATTCTGCGCGACGCTGAAACATTCAGTATCCGGCTGGTGGGTTTCGATACGTGGAACGCCACGCACCTGCGCACCCAGCTACAGGGGGCGGGGCTTGATGTGGAGCCGTTCCCGCAAACCTATCTCAAATTCAGTCCGGTAGCGAAATCCTTTGAGGTGTTTGTTAATCGCAGAGTGGTTCGCCACCGTGGCGATCCGGTTCTGGCCTGGGCGATTGGTAACGTGGTGATGGAGTCTGATGCCAACGCCAACATTAAGCCCAACAAGAAGAAATCCTCTAACAAGATAGACCCGGCGGTATCCGCGCTAATGGCGTTCGGAACCTTCCAGGCTGAGCACGAGGATTTTGCTTTCGACATGAGCGACAGCCACAAACAGCGGCTGGCAACATTTAACGGTATCTGACAGGAGTAGAACGATGAATACAGCTAACAATGAAACACTTGCTACCATCCGTATGTTTGGCCCGCTAGGCAAGACCTTCGGTAGAACTCACCAGCGCCTGGTACGGACTACACATGAGGCTTTCCGGGCTCTGTCCGTAACGATTCCCGGATTCGAAAAATACATGAATACAAGCAGGGCTCGCGGTTTAACGTACGCGATTTATGTCGGGAAAAAGAACATTGGGGCAGATGACCTAGAATTTCCGAACAATGGACGCGAGATTCATATCGTTCCGGTGGTAATTGGAAGTAAAAAAGCAGGGATGTTACAAACTATTCTCGGCGCGGTGCTAGTGGTAGTAGGGGCGATTGGGGTTACGGTTGGTCAGGCATGGGGTGGCGGCACATGGGGGCCCGTTGCCTGGAAACTTGGAGCGGCCATGATCGCTGGCGGTGTTGTGCAATTACTTTCTCCACAACCTACTGGACTTGCAAGCAAACAAAGTGCGGACAATAAGGCTTCATACGCATTTGGCGGCGTTACGAATACTGCTGCGCAAGGTTATCCGGTACCATTGCTTTATGGAAAGCGCCGTATCGGCGGTGCAATCATATCGGCAGGTATCTATGTGGAGGATCAGCTTTGACAAATCAGATGCTACTCTGGCCGGAAGGTGAGGTATTTACCCTAGAGGTATTAATACCAACGAAATACGAGCCATTGCCGGTGGATGTAACTTACATTGTTCCTCCTTTCGATAAGGTTGTGGAGACATGGCAGAACAGGGACCCGGCGAAGGCCTACGCTCTTTTTAGACAGTTCATTGTTGACTGGGATCAGCAGGACAAACTTACCGACGAAATACTTATGTGTTTTCTGACAGCATACCCTGGTACAGATCAAGCTATTTTTGCGGGTTGGTGTGAGCATATGAAGGCGCATCTTGAGAAAAATCAAGAGTCATTTACCCATTCGCCAAACACTATTAATTAAGCCTGCATATCCGTTATGCAGTTGGATTCAAACATAAAGAAGGGGATGAAGTGAGAAAGATACTTTCCTTGTTTGTCGCATCGATTTTACTGGCTGGTTGTTCAGTAGACACTATTACTAGCAAACCTCCAATTTTCACTGGTAAAAGCCCAAAAAAACCAGCTGAGGTAGTTCGCTGCTTGGCACCCAAGATGTCAGATTTGAACCCATCGGCAACAACAATGGAGACTGAAACGGGCTACAGAATAGTGGTATCAGTTTCTGATGTAGGTGCTTCAGTTGTTGCCCTGGTGGATGCTGATGGTGAGGGATCAGAGGTCAGAATGCACGCATTTACAGCCGGATACGGAAACCCGTGGGGTAAAATGGCTATGGCCTGTCTTTAGTTATGGCTTCGCCCGTGAGTTTAAAATTTTTAATCAATATTGCGGGCTGATCGAGCCCGCATTTTATTACAGTTTGTTGTACATTTTTGCTGCGAAATCATGAACTGCCTGAGGAATATCCGAAGGGGTGCCTAACATCGTTGGCGCATCGGATACAAAGAACATTATTGCATCTTTGATTTCTTCGAAGGTAGGTGTAGGGGAGAGACGCTTGAGGTTTGATACCGCACGTTTAAATTCAGCCGCATCCATCGGGTGGGGGCTAAACCAAGTTGGTCGGTCGGCCCAACATTTCACTGCTTTTTTGACCTCGATATTCAT